ATTTGCCAATGCCAACTTCTCTTTGGCTGTCTTTAGTCTCAACGTGGCAAGCTCTGCCCTTTTTGTTGCGCTTATCGAACGCTGCTTCGCTGCTACCGTTCCTTGCGTTGCCGCTGCTGCCCTCTGGTTTGCTGCCGTCGTCCTTTCAAGCTCAGTTCGCCCCCTTCGTTCAGCGGTGATTGTTTTTTCAATTTCTGTCCTAACTCTTTGTCTTGCCGCTACCGTTCTTTCAAGCTCCGTTCTGACTTTCTGTCTTGCAGCCGCAGTTCCTTGTGTTGCTGCTAGCGCCCGTTGTCTCGCTGCCGTTGTTCTTTCAATTTCTGTTCTAACTTTATGTTGTCCAAGGGCGAGTTTGCTTGCTGCAATCTCCGCCTGCTTTGTTGCACCTATGGCCCGCTGTCTTGCCGCTGTGGTCCTTTCGATTTCCGTTTTGACTTTCTGTTGCCCCAACGCCATTTTACTTTGTGCGGCGGCAATTCGGCTAAAGGGCGTAGTGTTGATTGTAGCCAAACTTTTCTTTAAGTTCTTTACATGGCCATTTGCTTTTCTAGCATTAGAAGCAATAATGGAAAGCTTTTTAGCGACATTAGACGAAACTTTATCTCTAATTTCAATGTCGATTCTTTCGTCAGGCATAATTAAACCTTTAGCTTCGCTTTTCTAACTTGCTTTCTTCCGAGCAACGCGGCGCGTTCAACAAAACCGGCAGGTGTTTGCTTTGAACTTCCGTCATTAAGATCACCGATGTAATCCACAACGTTACTTATGAATATAGTCTGTCCTGGCTTCTTACCTTTTAGGATCTGCTTTGCCGCTGCTATAGTAGCCGCTGCGCTTGCGGGTTGTGTGTCACCAAAGTCGCCAGGAAAATAAGGATCAATTGCTTTGTTCACCGGACTACCCAAAGCAACTTGCCAGTTTGATAGCGCTTGAGTAGTATCAACAGGGGTTTCGTAAGCAAGATCGGTCACAACAGTAACGGCAACTTTGACGGCAAGCTTGCTTCCTTCCTTGCCGTATGCACCCGCACGCCTTTCAAGACTTTCTGCTAAATCTAAAAGACTTCTTGCCATTACTTATTCTTTCTGTTTACGTATTTTAAGTATTCTTCATCCATTGCGCGAACAAAAAATATCAAGTCTTCGGTTTGCTCAAAATCAAAACCGTAATAACCGGCGTATGTGACAATACTTGACCATGCAATAACTTCATTTGTTCTATCCGAACTTAAATCTAAAAACGCCTGAAGGTAAATATCTAAACCTTTTAACAATTCAGGCTTGTTTGCAATCCTTTCAGGTATCGGTGTTTTGAATCGTAAACATTGATCAACTATGTTCTGCTCTATTGGACCCATTTCGAGTTTATAGAGCAGAACGTCAACTAGTTTTTTGATTCAGTCTCAAGGTCATTGAAATAATCGTTGTCAAACGCTTTTAGGTGCAGGTCATCAAAAAACTCAGGCCAACGCGGATCGGTAAACAAAGCCATCGCTGCTTTTTTACTAAACTTAATGGGCTTTTCTTCATCATCCGTCACACCTTTCCAATCAAGCAAAGCACTGTCAACAAAGATTTCAACAAGCTTTTCGTCACTTTTGGCTTCGGTGATCTTGTTGCGTCGTAGTTCTTTCTCTACGCGCTCAACTGCAACTTTGTATGCCTTGTTACGTTTGCATAAACGTTTGACTTTGAAAGCAAGGTCTTCATCGTAATGAATCCAAGCGCCGTCTTGTTCGGTTTGCTGATTCGTGCCGAATTTTTTAATTAGTGCTTTCATGATAGTTCTCGTTTTGGTTTGGGTTTGTTTTGGTTTGGGTTAAGTAATGGTAAGCCGGGCCGAAGCCCGACCAACCAAAACAATTCTTATGAAGGCATGCCCACACTAGGAACATATGGAAGCCATGCGCTTAACAGAGTGTAGCCTTGTGGGCACTCTGCTGCGTTTGTTTCAACCGGAATCATGATAGGCGCGTCCTTCTCGACATTCAGACGACCACCGCCAAGGGCAATCAAAGGCATGTCAAAAACAACCGCTGAATTGCGTGACGCTGCAATCATATTCAGTGCAACGTCGCTGTTGTTGCGAACCGCTGCCATTGCGGCAACGTCGCTAAAGAATGCAGTCAGCGAGCCGGAAACTTCAAAGTCGCCCGCGCTTGCGTCAAACCCGCCTAAAACACCAATTGCTTTAGTCGCTGTTACACCGTTGCTGATTGAAATGTCAGCTTCCGAAACGAACGCAAACAAGGCGGTAGGGTTCAAGGTGACTGGATCAACAATAGACATTTTAATACGGTAAAAGTCGCTCGACGTATTGAAAGCGTCTTCATTTACCAAGCTGTTACGATTACCGCTCTTAATGCCGGTCGTTCCGTTACGCTGCACACTGTCCATTGCAACAAACCCCAAGTCTACGTTGAGCTTGTCTGCTCGTGGGATGTTCAATGTCAGCTCGTTTGCAATCGCGCCTTCCAGATACTCCGACTGCGTGCCGTTTGCATCTTGACCTAATTGACGTTCGAGGCTGTAAGAACGCCGAATAATCAAAGCAGGATCGTTTTCATTGCGGATAACAGTTCCGAAGAAGATTTGCAGCTCTTCGGTTGTGGTGTTTTCCGTGAGTGGTGTCCAAGTTGTGTCGTCGAGTTCGATTACGTTTGCAGCAATCGACTTAACGCGGGCATAACCAGGATCGTTGTTTGCAAATTGGTTAATCGTTGCATCACCACCTACGAAAATCCATTCGCCAACGTTCAACCCCAGGGTTGTCAAATCGGCAATGATAGTCGTTAGCGTAATGCTTGACGCACTTGCAACGATATCGAGATCACCGGCCGCAAACTGGAAGCCGCAAGCTTCGATAAACGATGTAGCAGGCGGGGCGGCTTCGGCAACCAAAGTTTCAGAAACTTCAATAGCCGTTGCGCTAACTGTGATGACCGTTTTCAGACCGTCATTCGACGCATCGCCGAAATTAGAACCTTTGATAAGGTGACCAACGAGGAAGCTGCCAAGGCCGCTTGCCGCTTGGAACTCTTCATTTGCGCCGGTGACAACAGCGCTCAACGCAACAGGTGTACCGTTGAGCGGCGCAGTTGATTCCTTTTCACGAGCATCGGCAAAGAAAAATCCTTGCATAAGGCGCGTCAAGTTATTTTGAGTCAAGTCACTGTTGAAACCACCTGACGCGTCAAGGTCGGTAATCGTACCTTTCTTGCGCTGGCGTGAAGGGTCGATAGGCGCACGAGCTACGTTGGTAATCTCACTGCCGAAATCGCTATATGAATTAGGTTCGAGATCAAACCATTCGGGAGTAACCGGAAGCTCCTTTAGGCAGTCTTCCTCAGCATACGCACCGGAAGTCGCGTTGCTGTCGATTTTATTAATATCACAAGGCACTGTTACGCCTCCTTTGCTTCGTCGTATTCATATTCGGCAACGACGTTTAACCGATACATATCTTTTTTGGACGATAATTCTTTAATTCGGGCATTTCGAAACCATACTTTTCCTGACGTTGCGTTGCCTCTATATGCGTCTCTAGCTAACATAGCTAGTTTTCTGCCTTTTTCCATGCCTTCACTATCGGATTTGGGACAAAACAACTGTACAAAAACAAGCCCGTCCGTTGTGTAGCGAGTACATTCGCCGTTTCGCAGTGTCGATTGCTCATCTGTAACGGTCTGCTGTGAAACTCTTGCCCAAAATTTATCCATGGGTGGCGTCTTTGGTTTTTCAACACCGTACCAACGGACCTCGGGAGTATAGCCCACAACAGCCGCGCTGTTGGCTTCCCAGTTGATTTTGAAGATGCTGAAAATTTCATCAATCGCTTCTTCGTATGTGATCATGTCAGTTCCAAATCTCCCAGCTTGGCTTGATAACCTTCTTCGCCGATTGTTATCTGTTCGGCTGTCATGAGCTTGTCGTCGTAGATTGCAATGTGCTCCACCGCGTGGCTTGTCTTGGTGCCAGCAGCGTTATCACCTACATAGGATGTACCGGAGGGGATGATAGCTGAAGCAGCAACCACCGGGGTTTCTCCATCCACTTGCAGCGTATGGTTCACACCATCATACTTGACCGTGATGACGCTGAGCGTATTTGCGAGGAGCTTCTTGGTAGAGGTGACCGTACCATCAATTTCGATAAACCCAGCGGCGGAGAGTTTCAGCCGGAACGCACCGGACTCAAATAATACACACTCGGCGTCAACAGGGTTTCCGTCATCGCTCCAGCCGTAGGGCGTAGCCGTAAATTGCAGCGTAGCGGTCGCTGTAAAGGTGTGCAGGAAGGTGAGAATGTCCTTAGCGTAGTCTGTAAGCGCGGGCGAGCCGTCCGGGAACCCAGCAGCACACGCCGAAGATTCAACACACCGGACATTTTTAATAAACTGTGTGCCAACCGAGTCGTCATTCGATAGGTAGACGCCGCAAGACACCGATCCTGCAGGTGCGGTGAACTTTACAGTGATCAATGAATAGCTGGTAGCATCTATCTCAGTCGTAAACGCGCGGGGGCCTGTGGCTGACGAGTCTCCGTTGATCGTAAAAGCCACCTCCGCAGCGGCGGTAAAATCGTGAACGCGTGTGTTGTAAACCGTCTTCGTGCCTTTTTTGCAGAGGAAGGTAAGGCAGTACGACTCGCCGGGGGTTGTCACGAGTGAGTAGCGTAAGTTGTTAGAAAAGTCCAAAACTGTGATTTTGTATTCGTAGTCGGTAACTGAGACCGTAGAATCGCCTTTATTCCACCCGACGGCTGTTATGTCTGTGTCAACTAGATTCTCATCACCCTTGAGCGGATCGACAACAAATATACCGTTCACCAGCCGAAGGCCTGCGACATCCGCGAGTACATCAGTGCCATCGATGATGGATTTACGCGGATCATCTCGGTCGCAGGTAAGAGGTAACGCAGCAGAGCCGACTACCTTGGCCTGGTTATACTGCCGCTGGAATGCAGAGCCTTCAATCTTAGCTCGGTCGCGATTCGTCATCCACAAAGCCGCTTTTCTGACAGTTCGCAGCCTCCGACTTGTAACCAAATTTCGAAATTTTCTAGCCATCGCTTAAAACTCCTAAGATGAAACCGTATTGGGCGCACCAAGTTCTATTGTATACAGAATCACACCCTCGTCATTTGGTTCTACCGTGTCAATTGTTTCAACGACATATTGAATGGAGCCTCTAACAATGACATCTTTTAATTCAGGTGTAAAACTGACTTGCCCCATGTAACCCAAAAGCAAACCTTTCGGGACTTCGCTTTCTTTCATGTACTGGGAAGATTTTTCGTTCTCTTTTTCACGAGGAAGAAAAGCAATACTTACAGTGTGTTCAGTAGGTGTCCCTTCAGAAGGTTTCCAAGGCTTTGCGGGATCAAGAGGTACACCGTCTGCTAACTGTTGCCATATGACCGATTGACCGTATTTTTCAATCAGTCTTAAAGCCAATGCCACTTTTGAATCATAAATGCCCATTATACATGTACCGCCATGCCACTGAAAGACGAAGTTGCAATAAAACAATTAGGAATTTTGTTATCGGCTTGGGGATACGCTACAACAGCGCCTGATTCACCGGGCGGACTGTATTCAACTTCTTCCTCAATTGGCCCGATTACTTCTTTTTTCTTTTTAATGTTGCCACCAATCGAGCCGTTTGGCTGTAGCGTGCCTTGAGTTGCGTAAATGTGGGCATATTCGTTTTGAGCTTCTTTTGCTTCACGCGGTACGCCTTCAACTAAAACAGGTGTTTCACCGCTGCAATCGTAAAGCTCTTCACGCGGAAACTCGGTTGTTTGATCGCGGCCGTTCGTTTTGTAACCTGCCCACACGAAGCGACTGTCAAGGTAGGTCAAAGCCGGAATCAAATAGGCTTCAATTTCAGGATCGGATTTCGCTGTGTAATCAACGCCTCGTGCTGTCCAGTATGCTTGGAACTCAGCAACCGTTACATAGCTGTTCGCATCGGCTTGCGTGCCTGTGTCGTTTTGTACGTTCAATGCCATAATTAAAACCTTAGCTAAAGTAGTTTATTGAACACACTGAATTAACAATGTGCTCTAAAATCACTTTAACCTTTGAACACTTTGCCATGACGTTTCAAAGCTTCAAACTCTTCTTTCGTCTTGGGATGATAAACACCCTGTCGATAGGAACGTTTGAGCTTTTCGCACCAGCCCGAACAGGAGAAAATCAAAGCCATTGCACATTCAGGCTCGGCATCTTTGGCAGCAAGAAACTCCTCAACGTCGGCTTGCGTAAGCTTGCCTTCTTTGCCGGAAGCTTTGATTTTCAAAACATCTTCGTCGGAAATCTGATGTTCTTTAATCAGCTTTTTTGCGCCGTCGGTCCTTTCGGGCAGTTCAAAACTGTCAACATTGCCGTTGTTGTTTGTGTCTGCTTCTTTGGCTTTAGCTTCGCCCGTTTCTTCGGGAGGCGTGCCGAGTTGCTTAGCATCTTCGGGTACATTAGGCACCCATGCTGCTTTTACTTCTTCTGCGCTTTTTGACGGACTCATACAAATCGCTCGTTTTGGTATTGAAAAGGAAAGGGAAAGAAAAAGGGCGGTGTATTTCAACCGCCCTTCAATCAGCTTTACGACGTGGTGATACCGGTCAGCAGGATATGCTCATACCCTACGTTTTCAACAGCCAGGAAGTACGAGCCGTTGTAAGCGGCGCGATGTTCACGGCTAGAGGCGTCAGGTTGCTTTTCGAGTTGCAACGCGTCGCCCTTCTTCCAGCCCTTAAAGACCTGATTCATATTGCAAATTGCAATTTGGTCATTGGGCATATCGGCGTCAATCTTGACGTTAAGGACAAGACCTTCATAGTTGTACGAATCAACATAATACCCGGCGGTCGTGTTGACCATTTCAGTATTAACACTGATCTGAGTCGCAGCGGATGTGCCAAGGAACTCATTGAAGATATCTTTGTTTGCACTGGAGCAATAGATATCGGTCGGCGTACCACGGTCGGTGACTTCACGCAAAGCCGCTTTGAGCGCTACTTCAGTCAAAGCACCGTCAACAGCATAGGTCATAACCAAACGACCACCAGTAGCGTCGGAAAGCTGCTGGAGAAGCCCGGCAGTCATCCAAGGGTTGTCACCGGCCTTAGTGGCTTTCAAACCAAAGATTGCAGTCGTCGAAATGCCCTTTGCAACACGCAAGAGTGCTTCTTCTTCCAACAGTGCAAGCTGGGTGGTGGTTAAACCCTTACGAGGGTCAAGCGTACCGCCGCGCGTATAATCAATGGGCTCTGCGGTCGTCTGCATGTAATTCTGATAAACGTTGGTGATTTCATTGACCGAACTGATATCCTTCAGGTCAACGTCATCAATTGCAGAACCAACAACAGTAAAGGCAACTGTCACAAGGTGGGCAGCTGCGGTGGTGCCAGCAGCGCCACGTTCGCGAACTGTAATTTGCGTTGCGCTATCGACTGTTTTGATAACTACGTACTCGCCTGCTACATTCAATACAAGGCCCTTGATCAAACCGGCGGTAGCAGTAATCGGGAAGACGACAACGGTATCGTCAACACCACCCGTACCGATCGTACCTGCACGCGGGGTCTCACTGCGGGAATAGATATCAAACTTACGGTTGGAATCAGGGTCTGTTTCAATTGCTGCGTCTTCCCACACTCTGCCTTTATTCATCGGCAATTTAATAGCAGCGGCGCGAACCATTACCATGGGATCGGCAATCGAGTTTGCATCATCAAGATCGGTAAAAATACCTAGTTCGAAACTCATTTTATTGTCCTTGTTGCTCCGCTTTGATTTCAGCGGCTAGCGTTGTCATTTCTGTCTTTTCAGCTCTCGTTGCCGTACCTGCAACCGTCAAGCTGAGTACGTTTATTCAAAGCGCCACCGCCGTTAGCACCGCCTGCGCCGTGTCCCGGTGTGTTCTGCTTTTTCCAGTGAGGACGAGATTCCAAACCTTTCGCAACAAGCTGCTCGACAGTAAGACCTTTCTCAAAACCCGCCTCACCGTTGCTCATAAAGCTACCATCGGCTTGGCGTTCGATTGCAGAGCCTACGATAAATTTAGCATCGGAAAGGGCGTCTTTGCTGACGTGTTTTCCCAACACTTCATTAATGGCAGAACTCTTTTCAGTCTTACTTTTGAAGCCTTCCAACTTGTTGTTTTTATCCGTAAGAGTGCCGTTGGCAGTTGTCAAATCTTCAGTAGCGCGAGCTACACGAGCATCAACAATTGCTTTGATTGTCTCTTCATCGTTACCACCACCTTTAGACTTGGCCCGCAAAACATCAACTTCATCAAGCATAAGGCGATGCTTTTTCGGGTCAATGCCCGCGAAAGCCTTGAGCTTTGTTTCTGCTTCTGATAGTTGGCTTTTTACGTGGTCTTTTGCCGTTTTCATAGACGAAACATCTGCTTCGCTTTTGAATTCGAACTCGCCACCGTTGAAAACGGACTTGCCGTCTTGCTCAGTGTATGCGCTTTCGTAGCCTGCCGGAACATCCGACGCGGTGTCGTAACTTGCTTGTAATCTCATCGTTCACCTTTTAGCGGAACATCCGCATTAATTGATATTGTAGGAAACATCCTAATATCTAATATTTAGCTCAACAAATGAAATTTGTCAAGTATAATATTCCAATTTCTATTCACTGTTGTTTGCAGGTTCTGAATTTTTAAGATCTTTCTCCCAATCTTCAAAATTCTCAGCTGTGGTGATATCGTGCTTTTTCTGGAGTTGATACAAATCAGTGGCTCTCATTGCGCCAACGTTGACCATTAAAGAGAACTTCTCAAAGTCTTCTGCTGTATACCTGACGTCGGCGAAAGTAGTATTTGCTGTTACGATTACAGCGTCAACGTCCAAACTCAGCCACTTAGCGCCGATCCGCAAAAGAGTCTGAAGACCCAAAGCACCAGTCAAAGCCAACGTTTTAAGTGAGGCTGTTTTAACGTTTGAACGAATATTCAGCGCAGCACCGCTCTCAGTGCCTTTATTCAACAGATCAACGCCAAGGCTTACGCAATACTCAAACAACGCTTTTGTGTTGCTTGCTCTAGGTTCAATGCCGTCCGTCCCCATTGTAACATATTTGGCGTCAGCATAATCGGCATTTGATTTGTTACTCGCACCGTTGCCTACATATATAGTGTCGTCCTTTTCATCCAGGCCGTAGCCTTTTGTAAATAGCGAGCTTTCACCGCCCCAAAACAAGGCGTCTTCGTGGTGTGCGGATGCTCTGAACAGCGAAACGGCCGCGTCTGTTACTGATTCTAAAAACGGCCTTTCAATGTCAGAGCCCAATTTAATAACGTTGATGATTACAAACGGAATTTGATCTAAAGTTGATTCTGCCGCTTTAGGTTCAATGTAACTATCCACAATGTACTTGTCATCTTCGGCGAAACCCTCGCCGTATTGTGTTTTGTCGTTTGTCGTTTTGTATTGGAAATAGACGGTTCTTTCTGCATCGAGCGCCAAAATCAAATAAATAACATTGCCTTCCGAATCGCATTCGTCCGTTTGAATCTTAATCCAGTCCAATGTGGTTTCCGAATTCGCTAATACAATTTCATTCCAATCCAGAATTGTTTCAGCATGATAAGTGCCGACGTTAAACGGCTTTTCCGCATCGTTGCTAGGATTGAGCAACAAACCTACTCGGGCAACTTCAAGCTGCTCTGTGTTGATGATACTCATTACTTTTGCAAGCGATTCTTTATCAGTTGTTGCATCTTCGCGCATAAATTCCATTCGCGGCGGCAAGTCAAACACAGCAGGTTCGTTTTCAATCAACCCCAAAGACTGTGAGCGAAGTTCAGCCGGGAACGGGTAATACTTCGCCCTATAGATGTAATCACAAAAACGCTGATAGCCTAGTTCGCCAAGTCTGCGCATTGAATCAGTAGGGCGTAAGTATTGCGTAAATGTAGTAATTGCCTTTAGTTCGGCTCTACCGTCCAAGTTACCTGTGTTTTGTTGCAAAGAGCGGTTTTTCATATGCTCTTCACTTTCCAAACTATCGCGCATTTTTGACCAAACGTTAGCAAATTTCGCGTATTGGTCGTTTACAACTAGACTTTTTTTAGCTGGCATTTTTCAATCTCTCTTTAGTAATAACTTCCACTTGAACGACGAGCGGCTTGAACCTGCTGCTCGGCTTCCGATAAAACCGGAATTGGAGCAGGAGTAGAAAACCAACCGCCGCCGGATATGGGTCTTTTGTTGCCTTTCAAAACACGATATCTTACCATATCATAGCAGTGATCCTCTGAATGAGTATCCACATCATCGATTTTAATCTGATCGCGCGGTATTGGAGGTAGTGTTTCAATTGATCCTACACAATTGCGCATAAAATATATACCCGGCCCCTCACCTCTGTTTGCAGCCTCTAGCCTGTCGCGTAACAACTGCAATCCTTGAATCCTGCTGTCTTTCTTCTTGTTCGGATTTGACCAACGAATACCGACTTTGGCCATTTTGTCGTTTATGCTTTCTTCTGTAGTATCGGTATTTCCGCCGCCTTTTGTATCAGCGGGGCCTATATTAGGTTGGCGCGAAATCCAACCCTTAGCCATTAATTCAATTTCGCGTGCCTTTATGCCCGCTCCAACGTCATTGGCACTTAGTTTCAAACCTCGATTTGTGCCAATTTCTTTAGTTCCGTACCAATCTGCGATTTGAATTAAGCTACCAGGTTCGGGGCAAAATGTCGAACCGTTTTCCAAAGTCACTTCTTCGCCGTTTGCTTCTGCCCACCAGCCCACACTAAAGGGATGCACGCTGCCCCAATCCATCGATCTATCAACATACCAGTTGCTCGGAATAGGAAACCTGTCGATAGAGTGAACTTTGATGTTCCAAAGGTCGTCGATTGCGCCCCCTGCTGTCACATTCCAATCGCCAAACAACCAAGCTCGTTTCAAGTTTGGATCGCTATCCGTTAGCCTATCGAGCTCTGCAATGTAGTCGGCTGACAAGTAAATGTTTTCCCGATACGATCCGAATATAGCAACTTGCGTTTTGACAACTTCAACGTCTTGCTGTGTTCGTGGGTCAAACACTTCGAACGTCCTTCGAACAACTTCGCCATTTTCAGCGCAATTTATGAACCTGCGTTTAACCCAATTGTGACCGCCTCCACTTGGGTTTGTGGTGCTGAATACTTCCAATGGAATTGGGGGTAGAGGTTCGCCGTTCGGCGTTAGCCAATTGCCTTTTGAATCCTTCGGGGTGTGGATTTCTGGAACAAATGACGAACGGTTAGTACTCATCATTTTGTCGTACAGTTCGGCGGTAGGGTGCTTCGTGAGCTCGTTCCAACCTAAAAACGGGTACTCATGACCATGAAAGCTATCGTAGTCACCAATCCGTTTGACATGCCGGAACAGCAGTTGTTCACCGCTTGGCCAAACCCATTTATACTCTGAGGCGGACGCAAGGAACTTTGCCCCGTCGTCAAATTGACTAAAAAACCGCTTTGATTGAGCGACCAAATCTGATAGGTTCTTAAATTCCGTATCGAAAATTACACCCCTCCAGAACGAGCCGTATCCAAGCCCCACACGACGCCTAAACCGCATCAACTGCGTGATTGTCTTACCGGGTCCACGTGTCCCGTGATACAAGGTATGGTGGCAGCGCGTGTCAATAGCGTACTGCTGAGAGCTATTCGGGATCGGTCGCCAAACAACGTTAGGGTTGCTTAGCCCTTTTGCTTTTAGCTGAGTAAGTAATTCTTCGTCAAGAGGTGCTGACATTTAGCAACGTCTCTTGTTGTTTTCTTAAACCCGTTTCCCAGTCTTCATCCGATCCACCGTCCTTAATGACCATTACGTTACTTTGCACGTTTTGAACATTGTTTTGAACGGTAGTCTGAGGTTTCTCTATAAAGCCCATTGTATCGCAATAGAGTTTCATCATCCTTGTATACTCGTCAGGTTCCATTATCCCTTTAGTCGCCTTATCCCAAATATGTCGGCAAGCCTCTGCTTTTGTGGGCAAAAACGAAAGCGGCCCGTCGTCTTTTAGCGCTCCGTCTCTAGCTGCTATCACGTCAGGGTCAACAGGCCACTCATGAGCAATTTTGAGCGCAGTGCTCAAATCCTCCTTTGCAGGAAGTAACGCTAAAGCTGCCTTGAACGGATCGTCAGGCGTCTTTAATAGCAGCTTTGCAAATGCAAGCTTCAAGTCAAGTTGTTGTGTTTTCAGGTTCAACATAACATTCGAACCGGTACCCTTTTATTGTCTTTTTACCTTCAAGCGCGGCTTTGACGATCCTATGCCAGCCGTCCATTATGAAACCGTCCCAGCCGATAATAATGGGAATTGAAGCATCCGCATTTTGAACTCTAACAGAATGATACAAAAAATCGTCAATCGACACAATGCTGCCTTTTGACCAAGGTAATTGACAAATATTCAAATGCCGCAAGCAAACCTTTTCAGGTTTTAGCTTTAGCTTTTTCACCTGCTCATAAAGATACGGCGCTGACCAAGCGTTGCCGTCACCGTCTGTGAAAGAGCTATCTTTGAAACAGGTCGTGTCTTTTTGATAAATGTCGAGTAGGGATCTCATTTAAGTTTTGGGTTTACTCTTAAAACAATTTTTGCAATAAGTTCTATTTTCGACTTGAACGCCGTCTTCAAGCGTAGTCCGGGTCACCCACCCATGAGGTTCTTTTTTCTTATGGTCATTTGGATTTTGCGCAAAAGTTGTGCCGCAGTCCTCGCAACCCTCACATGGTCGATGTCCTTGACTAGACCGGCTTTCAACCTTGCCGCATTGACATTTAGAATAATTCATTTCGATTTTGTTCTCAACGTTTGTTGTATCGTTTTAAGTGTGCTTTCTACATTTGAAAAACGATAGTTGATGTGGTAGAAAACACCTGTGATAAATATGACAATCACAAAAGCAGCAACGATAATACCGCCTTTAATTTGGGAGACTGTATCTGATATTTCGTCGATTCGCTCATGTGTTTTGCCGTTACGCTCGTCGCATTGATCAATTGTAACGCCAGCCATTATTCGACACCTTGTAGCAACTTTTTGAGCTCTTCAATAATTGCTTCCCGCTCGACTTTGGTAAGGCCGTTTTTTGAAGCTCTGATAATAGCAGCGCTCAATTCGGACATATCCGCTGCAAGTTCCATATATAGAGCCGACGAGGTAACATCGTCATCGCCGGTAATAGCTTCAATCACTTCAAGCGCTGCTGCAATACCTGCGATTGCAGGATTTGCGCCACCAACGAGGGTTGCTACTTTTCCAAGATTTGCAAGAACGTTAAACATAATTAATACCCTTTAGAATTAATGGTAATTGTAATTACGCTAACTCTAAATACAGCCTTTGCAACAAAACGCCCCTAGATTTTACGCTAGGGGCGTCCTCCTTTCTCTCTGCTAAGAGAAATTATGCAATACGGAAAACCCGTGCGCCTTCACCCTTGACATCGGTCGCATCGACACGGCGAACAATGAAATCGCGAGTCTTGACCATGACTGGCACTTCATTGCCTTTCTTGTCGATCCGCAGTCGACCGTCCTCAGCGGGTACACTGTAGCGCCGGTTGGCACCGGAAGCGGTAGACGCAAGACCCTTTGCAGGATCGGGCGTTTCTTCCGTCGCAGCAACATGGAAAGACTGACCAACAGTCATTGCATCAAATGGGTAGCGCGAGGTTCCGCTACGACCACGTCGAACCGTTGGAATGGCAACGTCGTCTTCGAGTTCAAAAGTAGGCTTGGTTGTTGGTTCTGGCATGTCTTCGTTTCCTTCTTCGATAACGGCGGCAATGTTCAATGCTGCGATACCTTTGCTGGTTGCCCGCGTGGCAATCTTGTTTTTGTTTGTAGGGTCAGGTACACTTTTGTTAACTTCAACGAGTCCGAGCTCAAGCAACGGCCCGTGCTGCTTTTCAGTTGTGAAAATCCCGTTTTGACCTGCTTCTACAATCTCGGTCAACTTTTCGAGTGATTTTTTGTTCATTTGAATACGCCTTCTGTTTTGGTTTTGTAACAAGACTTACATTAAGCTCCTTTTAACTTCGCGCAAGTCTCACACTGAAATTATTTTGACTATTTGCCCACACTAAGTGCGTTTGTTCTTCAACCTTATGATTAATGGGTTTTGTTGCACGACACCAACGATGCAAGTGGGAAAGAACAAACGTTGGATCTTCTTGTCTACTGTTATTTTTAATTGCCAACTTCTGCCATGCTTCTGCAAATAGCCTTTGTGGGTTTCGCCGCTATGCTCGCTAAAGACCTTGATCGTCTTACCCATGTTCTTAGTTAGCACTTCTTTGACAAGTGTTGCAATCATTATTTGGATTCTACTTTGAAAAATACGTGTTTGCCGTCCTTTCTAAGGCTTGCACTGCAACGACCTAAAAAGGCGTCACTGGCAGCGCACAAATCACTTGAAGAATCAAACGCACACATGTCGCAAATTCCTATAAGCGCTTCCTCAGCTTTATACCGTTTGCCGTCCCATTCACGAACTTCGCCAATCTCCATGTCGTTTGCTGCCATTTTACTTGCCTTCTTTGTTTAGTTCAATAAACTCATTGATCCATTCAGACATTGCCTTTCTGTAAATGCTGCGATTGCGCGGCTTCTTTTGGACTTCGGCAATTGCCCATTTTTCAATTTCTTTGAAAAGCTCATGAAGAGAAAGTTTGCCGTCTTCACGGGTAAGTTTACGTATAAGCGCTTCAGCTTTCTTTGCAAGCTTTGCTTTGAATTTGGCCTTTTCAGTGTCTTTGTTAAGTTTGCGAACTCTTCGTTTGAACTTTTCAGCTTGTTTTGATTTGCTTCTCATTATTTTACCTTTTTACAATACAAAATAACGGTACTCGTCTCGGCTTTATGAACTACGGCCAAAACCGTATACTCGTGGTCATAACCGACTCTTACATATTCACCTTTTCTAGGCACGTGCGGTAAACTGACAAGGTCGGCAAGCTTGCCTTTTACATGCAATTCAAACTGATTCATTCTCTAGTTCCTTTCAATAGCGTTTTTAATTTCCATTTATCGCATACGTTAATGATATTTGCACCTGAGACACCCTTTGCGCACTCCACCCGGTCAATACGGCAATCCCAATGTTTGCCAAATTTACAAGTCTTGCAACACTTTGCCGTTTTGATCATTAACTCTTCCTTCAGGGTGATTGCAAGTCATGTGAGTTTGCTATACGGCGCATCTAGGGCAAAAGAAATTCTCCAGGACACCGGTAGTTCGATTAAGATTAGCCCGAATACCGTGCAGGTCGTGCAGAAGACTTACCTCATCAAACCCCGCTAACTTGTCAAAATCTAAAGGGCATCCGTTAGAATGAACCGCGTCTAGGTCCATACGACACTCTAGTACTAGTGACTTAGGAAAGCCCACTTCTACGGCTTTGTACAGGGCTTTTGTGGCCTTCTCGTGGTCTTCTTCAGTAGAGTCAAATTTAAGCATTGTTTCACCTTTCAATATCGTTTTCAATATAGCCTTGTAAAGCTTTCGCGGCTTCTTTCCAACTATAGCACACAATGAAGCCAAATCCAACACCTAAAGCATAGTTTTTGAATTTAATTTGTTCTTTGCTTAAACCGCCTTTGCTTGATTCGCGTTTTGGCTTTACACTTGGTTTTTTCATTTCAATGTATAATCCGCTATAGCCACAATTGGGCCAAGGTAGGAAGATATCAGGTACACCACGGCGTACACCTTCGGCTTTCAGTTGAGCACCGTGTATTTTCCGCGATTTGACGCTATCGCCCCTTGATCCGCCGTTAGGTATGGCATGGAGCCATTCAAGGGCAGGAACCTTGACTTCAAATGAAACAAGATGTTGTAACAGTTTACTTTCAGCCCATTTATCAGCAATGTGAAATCCATGCATGCGAGCAACAGCGGCATAAGCAAACAATGCGACCTGGTGGGCATGCTCAGTGCCCGATTTAGCGAGTTTATCAGGAGTCATCCTTTAGGCTCCTTTGTTCGGCATAACCTGCAACGACCGCCTTCGAAGTGCATGCCCCCGCATTCTGTACAGTATTTATACATGTGGGTTTCAATCCCAAGTCTATCAACCTCAGCGGGATCTAACTTGTCAATTTCAAATTTATGATTAGTGAGTTTGTAAAGATCTTCAATATCGCCACACCTAGTCGGTCCAATGTGTTTTATAAGCGGAGTAAAAGGCTTGTCAGGTGATCCACAACCAGCTTTTGCCACGCGGTTGGCACCTCTCACAAACTCCTCTGCGGTGACTCCCAACTTAGGCGGTTTTTTGTTTGAAATTCTCCATTTAAGCACAGCATCATCAACAACGCCTTTGCTGACAACCCCTTCTCTACTTTGCGGAACATAACCACCTTTTCGAAACCTTTTCCCTTTAGGCTTGAAAACTCTGATTGTCAATACAACCAACCAAATGAGATACACAAACAATGCAATTAAGATCATATTCATCCTAAGCGATTTCCTTTTGTAAACAAAGCCAAGTCCGATTGAATCTTATCAAGCCTGATTGTTAAGTTGGTGGTTTTCTGCATTTCTGCTGCAAGTTCCGTCGCCAGCTTGGACACGTGGCTTTCTGCTGCCGAGTGGTTTTCTTTTAGCCGGTGTTTGCCTCTTTGCTCTTTTCATACTTCAACCTTGTATAGCTTTGCACTTGTTTTGTATTTGTCTTTGTCTACTTCAGTTAAATAACCTTCGCCGATTATCGCTTCAATTGTCGCTTTGAAACGCTTTGTCGAACCCTCGTGAGCATTGCGGAATGCTTTTAAGTTAGCAACCCGACGCTGAATATACGCATAGCTTACAACGTTTGCTTCTTTGACTTCCGGTAGCAACGCAACGTCATACTTGACACACTTTTCAAACGAGCTTTCAACATACTCTTGAACAACGCGCTTGACTTCTGAGATTGTATCACTCAATTCGTTGGCTTGGTCGCCTTCGTCCGTTTGGTTCAAGTATCGATAAAAGAGTTTTGTGCAACTTCCATCAGGTAACCTCTGCACCTCATAACCCGTGGGCCATGCAATGACAACCAATGCTTTCTTGCCCACACTAGCTTTCGCTGCCAAATCACGCAGTAAGGATAGGCTGTAGCCTTCCAAAGGCACAGCCAAAGACTTGCCCGCTGGCATAGCCTCAACCGGTACCATTGCCGCAACATGATTCAAATAGAAGTTTGCTACACCCGAGGGGTCGCAGTAGTTTGTCTTTTCAATTCCGTCTTCAAGTTCGCTCATTTACTTTTGTTCCTTGTTCATTCTTTCGTTTAGCCGCGTTTGAACTTCAGCCAATACAATGCCTGCTTTCGTGTTGACAATACCTTGCTTGTCAAGTTCATCTACTACAACGATCACTGCTTTAAAAACGTTATTAATAGCTGTGTTTCGTTCGCGCTTTTGCATTTCGTTAGCAATCATATAGATAATGACGCCGCTCATAAACAATAAATTCATTTACTTCTTTTCCTTTTGCTCACCAATAGCGTTATGTCGCGTTACGTACGCATTAAAACACAGGTCATTACAAAAACTGCGAACCTCATGATTTTTTATAGTTTCGCTAACATCAGACAATTTGACCTTAGCGATGACATAACCACAATTATCACAAACAACACCATAGCTATTCATTATTCTTTTCAAATCCTTTTTAAGTTTGGTAATCCATTGTCGTTGGCGGTGTATAGCGCAGTTTCTACGACCTGTTTTAAGCATTCGTTCTAAAACTTCTTCTTGGTACTTAATGTTGTATAGATTAGCTTCTTTCATGTTTCCTTAATTGCGTTTATTAAACATACCATAAACCATGCGAATATCAAGCTAATTATGACTGTTTCTTTCATGTTTTAGGCTTTTTTCTTAAACAATACGTACAAGTTATTTTGCTCCAATCCTTGGACATTCGCAAATAACCCGATGGATTGTTAGGATTGCACTTTACGCTTCGGCCTTTCTTATGATGTGTTTTCATGTTTCTTTGACTATATAACGCTCTTCGATAGTATCGCCTTTCTTAACTTTGTTGTCAACTGCTAAAATGTTTGTGCGAGAAGTGCTATAGCCGTTTTTGATATCATAACGTGTTTTAGCGCCTCGTGCGGCATCTTCCGTTTTGTGCACGCTCATCACTTTGGCAGTTCGTGCTTTGTCACCTCTCAGCCAACAATGGCTATAAACTAATGCATATTTCATTATAAAAACTGTCCTATTTATTTAGTGTTTCTTTTGAGTTCTCTATGAATTGGCATGCCCCGCACGACTCTTCGCCTACATCACGGCAATAATGCCTTGCGCCGTTCCTCACCAAATCAAGCCCCTTTGATAAAAGTTTTACGAGTTCTTTATTTTGCGCTCTAAGCTTCTCATTCTCGATTTGAAGCCGTTTATTTGAAGTTTCAAGCTCAGCTTCACGCATTATTAGCTTTTGCCGCTGCTCTTCAGTCAGCATAAACATTACTCAATCCTCTTGTTTGAACACAAAGCCCATGAGATCACACGGAGCCTTGGTTGATTCGATCACGTTTAATCGGCTTCTGAGGGCATCTACCTGCCGTTCCAGGTCTGACACCGCCTCAGCGCGCTCTTGACGCAGCACGAGCACATTCCTGGATCCCTGTCGGTTCGTGAGCGTCAATCGGTTGGCTAGCACAGCGCTGTAGCCAATATCAACGCACTTAAACGTGATTTGCAGGCAGATAATTGCCAAGATAAACACAAGACCTTTCGAAAAGTTACTCATTTTACCAATCGTCCTCTGAGCAAGTGTTGCAGACAAGATCACCTGTTGAAACCGGCTCCCCGCACGCTATGCAAAAGTTTCTGTTTTTGAGCGCCGACTTACCAAAACCAGTTGGTGCCATGCGCGCCTCACCTTCTTTGAACTTCTCATACAACGCAGGATCTTCAAAAGTTGCTTTGACTTCGCCTTTAACGGTTCCATCATCCAACATTTCAAAATTGCTTAGTTCAACACTCATTGTTCAATCTTCCCTTGCTATACGATACATTTTGTTTACATCGGCTTCAATCTTGTATGCTGTTGGCTTTTCGTTGTAGTCAATGCCCACAATAGAACCGTCGAACATTTCAACGCGAGCAGTCCAACAAATGTCATTCTGTTTAATGCTTATGATTTGTTTCATTGTTAGATTGATTTTATAGGTTTGAAGTTCGAACGCCAATGATTATCTGCGTTGTATAGTTCATCAAGCTTATTAATCATAATCTCAAGTGCGTTTATCTTACCTTTATCAAGTGAGACTTGAACACCGTTAAAACCCGACCACAGATCAAAAGCGATAATCAGTGCATGTGTTGGGTTGTATTTAAACTTACCGCCTATTAAATGCTTTTCAACTATTGCTTCAAGCTCGCCAAGTCGTTTTATGTTTTCTTGAACTGTTGGCATTTCAATTACTCCATTCAACCCGGCGGTTAAGCCGGGGTTTGTTTGGTTGGCTGTTATGCGAGTTGCCAAACATCCTCGTCAGCTTTGTAGATATCGCTACCGGTTAACTCTTGAAGCCTTTCAATGCAGCACTCTTGCATTTCATTCACTTGGTAGCCGGTTCTAACCGCGTCAACGCAACGCTTGTAGAGGTGAAAACCACTCGGTACAAATGCAACCCAGTATTGCACTCCTTTATGATCATGGTTTTTTAGTGCCGCCGATAATGTTTTTTCAGATAGTCTTTTCATTTCAACTTGTCCCTGGTTCGTTGTGGTTTTTCTTTCCATAACTACAATATACAGCCATCTTTTAGCCCTTTCAAGCCCCTTTATGAAATTAAACTCATTATTTTAGCCTCAACTTCTTTATAGATTCCCAAGATTCATAAAATTAGAACGGCTCTAGGTTTGTGCTGTTATACAAATAGGCGGTAAAGTATAATGATTGTTAATTTCATAAAGCAAGGTCTCTAGCCTCCCACTCTCTCTTTATCTTAATATATATAATAAATATAATATATATAATAGTATACATATAGTATTATTACGTTAGGAGATTAACATTTTAACTTTCATAAGGAAGTTAAGGAGTTTAACGTTTAATCTATAATGTTTAACGTTTAATGTTTAATCTATAAAGTTTAATGTTTAAGGGCCCTTATGTCTCCATATGTCGCCCGGATATTGTTATACTTGTTATATTTGTTATATATTACGGGCTAACTAACGTAACGTCAACAACTTACAGATTCCGAGAAAACGTATAACGGTTCGGAATCTTATTATAATTTAATGCAAGTCGTTGATAGTCAAGGCTCCGTCTATTATATGCTTTTGTGGGCATTTTCGTGATTCATAATTTTATAAGGCAAAATAGACAGTATTTCATAATTTTATAATTTCATAACGCCAAATCACCCCTTTTTAGGCTAAATTGTCTAAACAACTCCATTAATCACACTGAAACCTAAATTTAATCAAAAAGTCTATTGCAATTCAAAACACATGGCTATATAGTACTTATATGAACAACGAAACAACAACTAACGGACAAGCCAAAATGACAAACCAAATCAACGAAGACGCTTACACAACGCCGATCACAAAAGACACGGCCATTAAAGAGGTTTCAACAGGCTTTATTGCAATCTGGACCAATGGCCGCAAAAACATCTTCAACGGTAGTTGCATCGTATCGCGCAAAACAGCCGTTAAACGTGCCAAGCAACAGCAAGCCGACCTAGACGCGGGCTACTTGGGCTAGATCCACAACCACCAATAACCGCCTCACTGAGGCAAACGGAGCACGCCAAAATGTCCCTACCGAGCCAAGTGAACATTGGAACCAAATCACACCCCTTGTTTGAACGGCTAACCTTCAACGACGATATTGCCATATCAATACAAGGCTCACGCTTCCACTACAGCACACCACAGGAGAACCGTGACAATCTAAATGGATTCCAAGCAGTAGAAATTGCCGTATTCAAAGATGGCAAATGGGCCATACCCGTCAAGTTCTCAGAACTCTTTGAGGATGGTGAAACTGCCGTTGCTGGATACGTGCCAAAAGAAACAGCGGAAGAAATGGTAAAGCTAGCGGAAGCCGGAAACCTTGAAGTGCGCTTAGCAGGCTAGATTCACAACAGCCGAGCCCGGCGGCTAAACCGGGCAAAGGAGATCTACCATGACCTACAGTCAATACAGAGGAACTAACCCGCCCGAGCACGAAGAAACCCCAGGGTGTGAACTTTGCGACAATGAGGCCGTTTATCACTCCCTGGTGCATGATACAGATCTTTGTGACCAATGTAATGATATTTGCAGATACTTTACTAAAGAGAAGGTGAGACGCATTGCCAGCGAACGTGCCGACCGTATCAACGAAGCTGAAAATAAACGATTGAAAGCAGTCAAAAAGAAAAGACTAAAAAGCGTTTAAGCTATTGAAATCGGTTTAGTAGTGAGCTATAGTAGCGATATGAACAAAGCAGAAACTAAACTGGAAAACGAAATGACAATTCAACAAGCAAACAAAATCATCGACCGTCACCCGGCCCGCAACGTCACCGCCCTCTATGATATCTATAAAGATGACAGTATTGATAAGAGTCATTGGTCCGAATATCTCTGGAACATTTGTTATGCTATGGATTTCGTCATTGGCTTTCAAATGAAAATAAGCTGGTAAAAATGAGTGTCAAAAAGTGTTGCGGACAATTTCGCAAAGATTCAAAATGCGAAGTATGCGGGAACATTAAAAACTCAGTTTGTCAGGTTCCTGATTGCGATTGCGGCAAAAACCGCTGTTGTCAGAAAAAAGTAAACTATCTATTGAATAAGATGAAACGCGGTTACAACGCAAAAGGCGAAAGGATTTAATAATGGGAAACGTAACACACGGCGAACTTATTTGGGTTTATGCGTTAGGTAAAGCCGCCGAAATGAAAGTTGAGGGCATTGTACGGGGTGGCAATGTTTATCAAAATAGTTTTTACTTCACCGGTTCGCGTTCAGTTGGAAATGTTAAAGTTGTATTGAACGAAACGCTCAAGTATCATAAAAAGGATTAAAAGCTTTTTCTTTCGTAAAAGGCTTGCAACTTATAACGCAGTGGTATATAGTATTTATATGAAAGCAACCAACACTATTAAGGAGCAAGTCAAAATGACACGCAACCAGAAAATCAAGAAAATCGCCGAACTTGAAGAAGTAATGAAAGAAGCTGAAAAGATGCCCGCCGATTGGACCGCCTACAATAAAGCATGTGAGCAAATCGGAGAACTCAACCGTTCAATGCGACGTCGCTAAAGGAGCAATGATATGCTAGACAGAATCACGAAACGAACATTTGAAATCAACGGCCAAATCTTCAAAACAGTCAACGGAGCTACGGGAGCAATCAAAGCTTACAATCGTAAGAACCCAAACAACAAATTCGACCGGGCCAAAGGTCACAAGATTTATATTAAGGATTAACCGGAATGTTCGACAGGATTAAAATGAAATTACAAATAATGTGCCTCCAAGAAAGGGTGACGTTTTTGGAAAAGGAGGTTATAGCAGCGGGCAAAATCATCAAAGATATGGCAGAGCGAGAAAAAAGAATCATCGGTGTACTGGAAACGCAGCGCGAAATGCTGGAAGCTCACCGGGACAGGCTGAGCGATTTGACAATGGCAATGTCACTTAGAATTGTTCCGAGCGACAACTAACTGTATATTGTGGGCAATCACTAACTATGGAATGGGCGATATGTACAAACTAACGACGATTTGCGGCTGGTGCGGTGAGACTATGGGAATTACCTTCGTTGACGCTCCAATCATCATCAATGGCCATCAGGAGGACACCACGCACGGTATTTGTGAGGTGTGCGCCGATAAGACCGCACCGTTGCCCACAATCAATGAGGTCTTGGTCCAGACTATCCAATCCATCGGCAACGGTCGGCAGGTTCACGACAACAACGGGGCGTTGACTGGCTACATTGGAACGATCCAAACAATGCACCTAATGGAGCCAGGCGAAGAAAGAATTGAATTCAGACGGATGCACCGGGAAAGCTTGGAAAAGCTTAGAGAAATTGAAACGGAAGAAATCAAACGCAAAGCAAGGAGAAAGGTAAAATGCAGCTAATATATTGTATTTTATTTGCACTTTTAATTGCGAGCTTTTGCGCAATAATGATTTTCGTTTTTGAATGGATCGAATCGCGTGAAGTGGTTTGCAGCAAATGCAAAGATAAATCAAAAGCCGCCCCGGTTATGCTAAATGGCAAACCGCTTTGCATTGACTGTGCAACACCTAAAAGGAGGACTTGACTATGATCCGATATTCAGGTATATTTGACTTTCGTTCATTAATGATCATTAACCCCAAACCAAAGGAGTCCAAAACATGAAATTTTTGTTTTGCTTCTTGCTTGCTTTTGCTATGGCAATGCTCTGTTCGGTCGACGTTCAGGCAGGTCAAAGCGAAAGTGAGTTGAACAGCGAAAAATCTGTTTGCCTGACTGCTGTTGCAGTTGAAAAGCAAATGGTGATTGAGGTTCTGCTTACCAAATCGGAATGTGGCTTGCGATCTATAGCTTGCATTCAGTCGTTCGGGACTGGAAAACTTCTTGCCGTATGTCATATGGAGAAACGTTGCTTTCGCATCTCCCGAGGTAAGAATACAAACAGTTCCTTAGATGACCGGTCGCCCAATTACCTTATTAACATTATTTCGTCGGCTATGCCATGTCAACCATACAGGTTGCAAACCTACCACATGCGATGTTAAACTAACTCGAAAGAAGCCGATCACGAAAAACCCCCTCAGTTTTAATCGATTGAGGGGGTTTTCTTTATGCTAATTTGATGCTATAGTAGAACATCCCATGTTTCCCAGCAATCCCCTTGTGAGTATTTAACCGCAAGGGGATTTTTATGTTTACTGCTCATTTGCAAACACCGCTTTAACTTCAGTTGAGAGAATTTTAACATGCAAGCCTGAACGATAAATAACACGATGCACAATATCAGCTGCCTCGTTTTTGGCTTGTTTCATCACTTGATCGACCGTGCAGTCTTTGCCCCAGCTTGACCCAATTGGAATTTCAAGCGTTAGTTTTACTTTTGCCGTTGCTTTCATTTTTTCATCACTCATATTCCAAAAATCCTAGGGTTTGATATCATGTACGCTTTGCACGTTTTGTTGTATTCTTTTTTCAACATTGCCCTGCTCAGTTCCTCTAAATCACCTCTTTCCACTAATGTTGTTAACGACCTTTTTATAGCCGCGCTCGATCCGATTCTATCCTTTCTGAAAACTGCCATTGATGCAAGTTTACGCTGTAGATATGAATAAGGAATGATTTTATTTGCGTGCAAATCACCAAACCCTTCACCTACATATTTAACAACTTGAGGCCATGCTGAAACAACGTAGGTTTTCACGGCGTCGGTGGTTTTTGCGAGCTGTTTAGTTTCGTCGTTGTCAATGCCTATTTCACCCTCATTGAATCTATTAAGTAGGTTTTTTGCGTCTGCGGCTACTATACCAATAGCCCAATTTGCAACATCTGCCGTTATTGTGGGATTGTATGGATCACAGCCTATTGCTATTAACGCGGCAAGCTTCATGGCTTTTATATGGCCTCTTGTCCAGAGGTTACGAACTACTTCCTTGTTTGCGTTGTTTATCTGTAAATCGCAATGAACGTCAAAATTATCAAACAAGGTCAATGCCGCGTCGTCAAACTCAGTATGAAGTACTTTGTTTTGGCTATTCAGCATCAAAGAGTAAGCACACAAAGACGCCGCCTTTTCTGTTAGTTCAAAGGTGGGCTTTATGCTTTTGAATTGTTTGTTGAAAGGAGGGCGCTTTCCGTGATATTCAATAATCGTACAGCGCGATATCAACCCCTCTACAATCAATCCTTCGTGTAAGCTTTCATAGAAACTTTCGGGGGTCGTGTCACCTAATATGGATAGGGCGGGGCTATCGATAATGCTTGTGTTTTTTTGTGCATCTGAATAGATAGTAGGCATGTACGAATCACCCTCACCGCTCTTGTTGTATGCTATCAAGAGAAAGCGTTTAAGCCCTGCCAAATGAGGGGGTGCGTTCTTGCTGCCCATTTGTTGCAAGTGTAACCCGAATTCGCCGGATTGTGACAAAAAACTTTTTGGCCCCTTTGCCATGAATTTGATAATTGCCTGCGGGCTTGCAATTTCAGCAGGCCCTAGAAATTCCATAGCCGCCGGCACAGTTCTGGTGATGGAGTTAAAAAGCGTCGTAATACCTCGATTCATAGCCTCCTTGCCGTCCCCGCTTTTGGCCAATAGCAAAACATACTGATTTAGCCCTGTTCCTGATACATTGTAAGCCCTGCCCACAATACCGGCCATCATAGCAAGGGCTCCGGCTAAAGCGACCTCTGGCACCTGTCTGGGGGCTTGCGCGTACAAGAATTGGGCGATCTCGCCTACTAAGCCAGGTGGAACGCTGTAGACGTTCGCAGGCTCCGATTCAAGCTCAGGTTGAGACAGTTTTGCAATTGTGGGAATGTCCCGCTTTGCTAATACTTCGTCAAGTCGATCCTTTAGGAAATCCATATCAACAGGAGGTAGCATTCGGTCAAAGCATCTATCAAGCATCCAGGCCATATAATCGTCGCGTTTCGCTTTTTCCCGCTTGCCTAAACCCGACGCGCGAAACATCCGGCACACTTGACCTCGATTTTCACTATAATAAGCAATGATGTTTACCAGTGCGAAATCGGCCTCTGATTGAGACTGGTAATGATCTTCCCAACGTCCTGTATATAGATCAACAAACTTCTCACCGTTTGCAGCATTGGTCGCAATTTCTATTATCTTTTCGTCGGTTTCCTTTGCTTCTGAGAGCCCCGCGTAAAATGCAGCAGCTTTGTTACCGTTTGACATTTGCAAATAGAGGCTTTGCAACAATTCATTGTGATCGTTTATAGGTGCGCCCCTGTAAACTTCGCCCGTCATTGTCATATACCGACCGCTTGAATATATTTCAACAGATCCCCGCCGCCTACCGCTTGGAATTGCTCCTTTTATGATAATGTGCAGCCCCGTTCCGCTTGGGGAACGTTCAGCAAATGAATCGAATTCATTAAATATTTTGATTTGCCTGTCAAGCGCCGCGCTATCGCCTTTTGTGTCGTCCAAGTCGATAAATGTGTACGGGTCACTCTCGTTTAAGACAAAGCCTATCCCATCATAACAATCTAAAGACGATGCTTGCACAGCCTGGTCAAAAGTAGTCCAGGTCTCGGGTTTGTTTACGTTTGCAAGCGCGCCTGTAAGCGGGTTATACGGTACTTTGGTAGGTTTTGCGGCGTTTATGTCCTCAAACCTCCAAACCACCCATTGGTTGTATTCGCGGATCTCCTGCGGGATTCCATCAAATGACATAAGTTGCGCCCTATCTCTTACGTTCTAAATACTTTGTAAGCGTTTCTATCTTGTTCACGCTTGGGTTGCATATGCCCCCTCCGACAAAGGCCCTTAACCATGATTCGGTTATATCTGTTTCAGAAGCGATTTTTGCGTAAGTCAAATTGTGCGGGCGCTCCTTCAATAGTTTCAATGCGTTGACTAACCAACTGGTTTTCATTCTTAGCCTCTATAGTGTGGGTATTTTGGTTTCGTGTGAGTCTAACATAACCGCAAAATGCTATCTTTCAATGCTAGCATGTTGACTTTGACAAATTCAGCGTTACGGTAGGGCAAACAACCAATAAAGGATTAAGAAAATGAGAATCACAAATGCACACAGAGAAAAGATCGTTAACGCCCTCACTCAGAATGTTAACGAGAGCTACAAAGAACAAGTCAACAACCTCAGGCAAAAAGCCTACGATAAAGCGAGAGAGTTAATCCCTCTTGAGATACTGAAAGGTCGTGAAGACCACCCCGAGTTCTTCTCCAGCACCGACAACGCGCGAGCGGAGGACTCCCACCAAAACGTCAGTTTTCCGGCTGGGTTGTATCTCCCCCATCCTGCAAGGCACCCGGACGTCCCGTCTATTGCGGGTGAAATCAACCAAGCAGATAGCGACCACCGCACACTTCGCCGGAAAGTAAGGGCTGCATTAAAACCCTTCACCACCTTCAAGAAACTCGAAGAAGGATGGCCGGAAGCAGCAGAGGCACTAGGCAACCCACATAAGGACGCAGCTGCCCTCGTTGACCTTGACCAAGTTAACAAGATCCGCGAAATGCTTAAACAAGATAAGTAGTTGAAGTCTAAACACATTTTATTTCAAATTCTAATCAAAGTCGTTTGCAAAGTTTAAAACCGAAGCTATAGTATAATCATAAACCAACCAAAACAGGAGCTTTCAAAATGATCCAAATCACAAACAAAGAAACCGGCGAAGTCAAAGAGTACACCGAAACGGCTTTCGCATCAGAACGCACACGCCTTTTGAATCTTTGGGAAACAGCGCAGAAAACACTTGCCGCTGCTAAAGAAAACGAAATGGAATTGCGCAAGCGCGTTGTTGATTTTGCTTTCGACCAGGACCAGAAAAGCGGAACTGAAAACATCGAGCTAGCTAACGGCTACAAAGCAAAAGCAGTTAAAAAGCTGAACTTTAGCTTTATCAAGAACTCAGAAGATAAGGTTGATAAAAAAGCGATTGATTCCGCATTGTGCCTGATTGAAAGCGACGGTGCAGCCGGTGAACTCATTGCAGAGCGTCTTGTCAAATGGACTCCGACACTTTCCCTGTCCGAATACAAACAGCTTTGCGGAACACACAAGGCAATTATCGACGCGGTTGTCATTACCAAAGAAGCAAGTCCCACGCTTTCCATTGTTGCCCCTAAGTCGAAGAAATGAACGCAATTTAGTCAACAGGTGTGCCAGACTGCCACGCTTTACGCAAGATGCCCGCGCCGCCTGTTGACTTTTTCAAATAACCAAAGTAGTTCAGGATAAGGAAACATTATGACCGCAAATCAAGGACATAAAGACAGCGCAGAAATCATGATCGAGCAAGGAGGTAGGTGTACTTACCCTGAAAACATCCAGTGTGAGAGTTGCGTTGTAGGTAGGGGCGGGGCCACCTGTGAAGCCACACACCCCGACAACCCTTGCCCCGACAGGGTCGATCTAGCAAAGAAATATCTTGCAAGACTGAAATGAGCATGAATTATTTACTACTTATTATCGGTTCCAGCGGCTCAGGTAAAAGTGCAATAACGGACCATGTTAATGATTATCAGGAATTTTATCAACTTCAACTTGAACGCGAGTTCGACCGAATATCGAATGCATTAAGAACATCAAACGTTTTGATTGAATGTGTCGTCCCTGTTGATGAAATTTTAATCAAAAGGCTAATCAAAGAAAACCCGAAAACAATGCTCAGAATTGCACATATGGATCGAAAAGAAAATGCAAAGTATATGTGAAAAAGTCGGCTATTGGATGCTAACGGCAATCGCTTACGGTTGTTCGATAGTCGGCTTATTCTCTAAAAGGAAGAAGTAGAAACATGATAGACAAAGTTATAGTTGAGCACACTGTAAACAATCTAACATCTAAAAGAATCCTAGAAGGTGTGTTTTCTACAAAAGAAGCAGTTGCGATTGTTGAATTGCTGGATAACGAAGAGCCTTCTAGCAACAATTTCGAAGGGCTTAAAAAGGAATTAGAAGCCGACGACCCGAGCAAACCGGGAAGTTATGCCCATTCTTGGCATTGTAATGTAGCAATGATGTGCTTTGATGCGATTAAGGCAGAAACCCCCAGACTTGATACAGAAGTTGCGCACAAAATAGGAAACGACGCCGCAACCAGATTTATGAAACTCTGTTTCAACGTAGATACAAAAGCATGAACATAAACCAACTAAAACCGGTGTCAGAACTGGCAAGGCGAAGGGGCGTGAAATCGCTGATTTATGGTAAGCCTGGTACAGCAAAAACGCCCTTAACTGCAACATGCCCCCGGCCTATTATGTGTGTTGTCGAGCCTGGGACGCTATCAATGCGAGACGTTGTTAATGTTCCGGCTTGGGAGGCAAACACGCCTGAAAAAATAGAAGAGTTTTTTACTTTTATTTTAAGTTCAAACGAAGCTAAAAACTTTGATACAGTTTGCATTGATTCGATATCGCAACTTTGTGAAATTTTCTTAACTCAAGAATTGAAACGAAACAAAGACGGGAGGAAAGCATACGGCGAACTTTCAAGGCGCGTGATGGATTTAGCAAACGCCTTGTACTATCTTGAAAACAAACACGTCTACATGATTGCGAAACAAGCAACAGGAGACGAAAACGGAGTTGCAACAAAGAAACCCTATTTTCCAGGCCAGGACTTGAACATTAAAATCCCACATTTGTACGATGAAATATTACATATAGATGTGGTTAACGTCCCCGGTCAAACTCAAGCCGTTTTGGCAATACGAACAAAAGCAACATTCGGCATAATAGCCCGTGATCGCAGCGGCAAACTTGCCGAATTCGAACCCCCGCATTTAGGCAACCTGTTTACTAAATGCATGTCCTAACTAACAAAATAAAAAGGAGCCTTTAACATGGCCAAACTTGTCCAACCTTTCGACGCGACCCAATTTAACCCTGTGCAAGGCGTAGGCGGATTGCCTATCGGTAAGCATCTTGTAATGATCGTATCGGACGAACTCAAAGCGACCGCTAACGATAAGAATGCGGCTTTCTTGCAATTTAATCTGAAGGTTGTCGAAGGTCCGCACGCCAACGCAATGGGTGTTGATCGTTTGAATATCTATCATTCGAGCCCTCAAACGGTGGAGATTGCACAAAAGCGCCTCTCTTCATACAGCTATGCAATTGGTGTTTTTCAGTTTGACGACACTGCGGCGCTGCACAACAAGCCTTTCATTGTTGAAGTAGGCCCGCAAAAGGACAAGCCTGAATACACTGAAGTTAAAAAGGTGTATGACGCGAACGGCAATGAGCCCGGCAAGCCAGCGCAACAGCAGGCCGCACAGCCTCAGACTCAAGCGCCCGTTCAGCAGCAGAACACCGCTCCCGCTCCAGGTTACGACCAAGCAGCACAGCCCGGTGCCGCAGGATGGCAGCAGGCACCCCCTGTTCAGCAGCCAGCGCAACAGCCCGCAGTTCAGCCACCTGTGCAGGAACAAGCTCCGGTTGCGGGATGGCAGCAGGCTCCTGCTCAGGGCGGCGTTGCTCCAGCTCCCGGCGCTGCACCTGCCCCGGCTGGTGATAAACCCGCATGGGCTCAGAGCTAGGTAGTTAGTCAGAAGTCCTAAGCATGACGTTAAACTGCTTAACATGGAGCTGCACAAATGAACGATCTTAACTCCCCTGGTTTAACCGCTGCATTGGCGCAACGCATATCGGACGACGTTGACGAATATTGCGTTGAACTGTACAACGGTGGTCACAGAACACACTTAGGAGCGAGCCTTATAGGCGACGAATGCGAGCGCAAGCTGTGGTATGTTTTCCGATGGGTAAAAGCAGAACAATTTAGCGGTCGACTGTTAAGACTTTTTAATCGAGGTCATAAAGAGGAACCGCGTTTAATTGAATGGATTGAGGGAATCGGGGTTAAAGTGTGGGCTGACGATTTGACGAATAACAAGCTGTTTTATTGTGAAGAACTTGACAAATATCGCATTCTATCGACCAAAGAACTTGCAGAAATTGACGACACACAGAGCAAACTTGAAGACGATGTGAGCACCTATAAGCAACACATAGCCCGCGCAAAAGCAGACGGTTTAGATTTCCCACAATATCGCATCAGTGCCGTAAACGGTCATTTTGGCGGATCTCTTGACGGCGTTGCAAGATTACCTGAGCGCTATCAAATTGCCGTCCCGGTTCTACAAGAGTTCAAAACGTCAAATACAAAAGGTTTCAAGGAGCTGCAAAAGAAAGGCGTTGTTTTGGCAAAGCCTCAGCACTTTGCTCAAATGTCAACATACGGCAACAAGCACAGTTTGACGCATGCCTTGTATATGTGCGTTTGCAAAGAAACTGATGAAATTTACACTGAGATTGTAAAGCTTGATTGGAACTTGGGCGCTCAGATGATAATGAAAGCGGAGCGGGTGATATGTTCGCAAACAGCGCCCGCCAAACTGTCTGAAAATCCGACTTTCTGGAAATGCAAGTATTGCAGCAAGCATGGGATATGCCATAAAAAAGAACTGTGTGAAAAGAATTGCAGAAGCTGCCTACATGCTGTTCCGGCTGAGAACGCACAATGGATTTGCGAACACGTTTGCGATGCAAGGTGGAACATAATTCCAAAAGATACTATGTTTGAAATAGCAGAAACTTGCAGCAATTACAAATCGATAACTGACAATGTTTGTTAATAGATACTATCAAGACGAGGCTGAATATTCCGTATTTGATTACTTTGAAAAAGGTAACAAAGGCAACCCTGTTTTGGCGTTGCCAACCGGAACGGGCAAATCGATAATCATTGCAAACTTCATCAAACACGTATTTGAGAAATGGCCGACTCAGCGTGTTATGATGTTAACGCATGTAAAAGAGCTGATTCAACAAAACGCGGAAAAGCTAATAGCCGTTTGGCCGACTTCCCCGCTTGGCATTTATTCAGCCGGTTTGAAATCAAGAGATATGATTTTACCTATTGTTTTCGGCGGCGTTCAATCAGTATCAAAAGCTATTAAGAAAGTTGTAGAAAAAACGCCTGGTTTGCTAGGCAATAACTCTCATTTCGGTTGGCGTGATTTGGTCATTATAGACGAGTGTCATTTGCTCGGACCTTCTGAGAACACTATGTATTCGTACATCATAAACGAGCTGTTGAAGATCAACCCAAATTTGAAAGTAATCGGCCTCACCGCAACGCCTTACAGACTAAAGCAAGGGATGATAACAGACGAAGGCGGGTTGTTTACAGATATATGCTACGACATCACCAACATAACTGGATTTAATCGTTTGATTGCAGAGGGGTTTATTGCTCCGCTGATACCAAAACGAACACACATTGAGATCGATACAAGCAACGTCGGAATGGCAAGGGGTGATTTCAATTCTAAGCAATTGCAAGAAGCAGTTGACACGGATGAAGTCACTTACGAAGCTGTAAAAGAAATGGTGGAGCAAGGGCAAGATAGGCGTGCTTGGTTAGTGTTTGCATCTGGTATAAAAAACTCTGAGAACATAGCCGCAATGCTCGACAGTTTTGGTATATCAGCAGCCGCGTGTCATAGTAAGCTGAAAGCCGAAGTGAACGACGAAAGAATAGCAGCTTTCAAGAGTGGCGAGTTGAGGGCGATTGTAAATAACAACAAACTGACAACGGGCTTTGATCATCCCCCCATTGACATGATCGGAATGTTGCGCCCGACTCTATCGCCCGGCCTATGGGTTCAAATGTTAGGCAGAGGCACGAGACCTTGCGAGGGTAAAGAAAACTGTTTAGTATTGGACTTTGCCGGGAACACAAGACGGCTTGGACCGATCAACGATCCAGTCAAACCACGCAAACCAGGACAAGGCGGGGGCGATGCCCCTGTTAGAATTTGCGAGGCTTGTGGAATGTACAATCACGCGTCGGTTAGATTTTGCGAAATGTGCGGGGCTGAATTCAGTTTCAAAAACAAGCTATTTTCAACCGCCGGAACCGATAAGCTGTTGCGAAGTGACATGCCTATCGTTGAGTATTTTCAAGTTCAAAAGTGCGTGTATGCGTTGCATGAAAAAAAGAACGCTCCGCCTTCTATGAAAGTGTCGTACTGGTGTAATCTGAGAATGTTCAGTGAATGGGTTTGTTTGGAACATCCCGGTTTCACAGGAAAGAGGGCTCGTGATTGGTGGCGACAAAGGCACGCGGAAGAGCCACCCCCGACAATTCACCAAGCATTGCAAAAATGCTCTCAACTTCGAACACCTGCAAGAATAAGAGTGTGGGTAAACAAGAAATATCCCGAAATATTAGGAGCCGAGTGGTGAAATGAAAATGTATGCAGTCTGTAAAAAATGCAAAGAGGAATTTGAAATAGAATTGATTCCTTTCGATGCGTTTTACATAGTTTCGATTGTTGCTTGTGCGCATTGCAACACTGAACATGAATTTTGGTTAAGAATTGAACCTAATATAAAAGGATAAAGAAAATGGAAATTGAAAACGACATTCCGGTCCCTACCGATGCATGGGGCGATACGATTCCCCAAGAAGAAAAGCAACCTGTTGAAACGCCAAAAAAGAGACAGAGGGGAAGGGGCCGGCAAAAGAAAGTAACACCCGCTAGCGATTTGTTAGAAGCAATTAAGTTCATTAAACCCTGTCAACGAAAAACAGGAACGGTTGTGCAACGACACTGTTGTATTCAGGGCGGTTGGATTGGCGCGTCAGACGGCATTGTAATGATTGCGACAAAGATTGAAGAAGGTTTGGCCGCTTGCCCACAAACACTTCAACTTGAAGAAGCCCTAAAGCAGGTTGGTAGCGAGCTGTCAATAACTCAGCTTTCAGAACACAGTTTGGCCGTTGTTTCCGGTGACTTTAAGGCTGTTATTCCGTGCGTCACTGCCGATCAAATACAAATGACCCCGCCCGATCCCGAAATCGCCGTCATAGATGACCGAATAAAGCTCGCTCTGATGATTTGCAACCCTTTGGTGACCGAAGGAGCAGAACGGGCGGAATACGCCTCTGCGTTGCTGCAATCGGGCACTGCGGTTGCTACAAACGGCCATGCGATTGTGGAATATCATCACGGCATCGACTTGCCCCCTAATGTGCTGATTCCAAAAGCCGCAATCAAGGCTATTTTGAACGGCAAGAAGTCGCTTAGAGGCTTCGGCTACTCGGGTCAATCCGCAACTTTTTGGTTTGAAGACGATAGCTTTGTTAAAACACAACTATATGGAGAGCAGTATCCAAATTATAAAACGTTATTCAAACAACCGATAACCGAAGCAAAGCTAATTGAAATCCCAAATGAATTTTTCAAAGCAGTTAAAACTATTGACAAATTCACAAAAAGCGGTATAGTTTACTTTGAGAACGGAAAGCTTGCCTCAAACGAACTTGAAACAGAAGCTTCGACATACGAACTGGCGGAATTGCCAAACGGCCATAGATTCAACAGTAAAAACTTGTTGCTAGTGAAAGATGCGTTTGATAAGGTTCAATTCTTTGTTCAAGAAAACGGTATGTCTCAAGCATTCTTCTTTGGCAAGAATTGCAGAGGTTTGGTATTAGGTATTGAAGCAAGCCCGGACGAAATTCCATTTTAGGTATCGAAAATGCAACAAGAATTAGGTTTCATAGTAACAAAAGAAAATCGAAAGATCGATTATACGTCGTCGGCAAAAAGGCTAAAGCTAAAACCTGTTGAGTTTATGAGCTATGACGAACTTATAAATACACCTCCCGGCGAAGTGTTCATATTCGATGTTGAATGTTATCATAATTTCTTTTATGTTGCGTTCAAGTGTCTTTCTACTGGCAAGTATGTTGCTTTTGAAAGATCACCTGATTTCGATTTTAACCCTGACGCACTATCTTGGGTGCTATGGCGCTTTTGTATTGTGGGCTTCAATTCCCGCAATTACGATTTGCCTATAATATCACTAGCTCTAAAAGGCGCGACGTGTGAAGAGTTGAAGCAAGCAACTGATTTTATAATCAAGTTCAATAACACACCTTGGGCTTTCGAAAAACAATACGGTTTGAAGATCCAGAAATACAACCATATTGACATAATCGAAGTTGCGCCGCTTCAAGGATCGTTGAAACTATACGCAGGTCGTTTACACTGCAAGACTATGCAGGATTTGCCGCTGCCACCTGAGCACGTTCTAACTAAAGAAGACGCCGACATACTCCGCCCTTATTGTTGTAACGATTTGGACAACACCCAACTGTTGTTTGAAAAGCTTGCACCTGAGATAAAACTCAGAATTGAAATGTCTGAAGAGTACGGAGTTGATTTAAGATCTAAATCGGATGCACAGATAGCCGAAGCGGTACTAGGCAGTGAGTTGAAAAAAGTCTTAGGCTACTATCCCAAAAAGCCAAATTTCGACGAAAACGAAATCTTGATGTATAACGTTCCGGATTTCATTGAATTCAACAGCCCACACTTAAAGGAAATGCTTGAGACTGTCCAAGACGCGCGTTTCCAATTAGACGGCGGGGGCTCCCCTGTTTGGCCGGAAGGTTTGGGCGAATACGTCAAAACAAAGTCAGGCCGGAAATGGCAGCTATCTGTCAGAATTGGTAAAAGCGTGTATAAGCTCGGTATGGGCGGTTTACATTCGCAAGAAAAGAAAGTTGCGTATATCGCCGATGAAAACACATACAATCGCGACAATGACGCTGAAAGCTTTTACCCCAGGATCATATTAAACCAAGGGCTGTTTCCTCCTCATTTAGGCGATTCGTTTTTGTCGGTATATGAGACGATTGTTAATAGACGGCTAGAGGCGAAAAAGCAGGGGCATAAAGCCGTTTCTGACTCACTCAAAATTGTCATCAATGGGAGTTTCGGGAAGCTTGGTAGCAAGTACTCAATATTGTATGCGCCTCAGTTGATGTTGCAAGTTACGATAACGGGGCAACTTGCCTTGTTAATGCTGATTGAAATGTTAGAAGAAAAAGGCATTACTTGCGTATCAGGAAATACCGACGGCGTTGTTTCGATGTACGATAAAAGCAGGCATGATGAAGTACGGGGAATCATCAAACAATGGGAAGAAAAGACCGCTTTTAAGACTGAAGAAACTGAATATGCGGCGGTATACAGTAGAGACGTAAACAACTATATAGCAGTGAAAAAAGACGGCGTTAAAAAGAAAGGCACTTTCGCCCAAGATTCACTAGCGAAAAACCCCGAACACAACATATGCACAGATGGAGTTATAGCATATTTAACAGAGGGCAAATCCGTAGAAAAGACCATTAAAGAATGCAAAGATGTTCGGCGTTTTGTATCAGTTCGAAACGTTAAAGGCGGAGGTGAAAAAGACGGCGTTTATTTGGGTAAAGTTGTCAGGTGGTACTATGCCAAAGGGGAAACAGGATGTATTAAGTATGTGGGCAGCGGGAACAAGGTTGCCAAAACAGACGGCGCAAAGCCGCTAATGGATCTGCCCGACGAACTGCCAAGCGACGTCGATTATAATTGGTACATAAAAACCGCAACCGATATGTTATTCGATTGCGGCTCTATGCGACACCCTGAAAGCGGTGTGTTATTTGATTTTTAGTCGATTAAGTCTCAGAGATATCAAAGAACATCAACTTTGTAGCATATTTACGAATATGAAAATGTTCCTTGACTCCATTCTATTTCCCAGTATCCATCAGTATGGCACGCCAGCTTTATAAGCGCGCCACTGTCGTTTGAGCTGACTCTTTGGCCAGCAGTGCCGCCCCGTACTGTCTCCGTACCGTCAGGGTCTATAAACATCAACTGCGCCTCAGTCCTTGCAAATGTATAGTTTAGCCCGATAACCGCAGGTGGGAGCTGCCAAGTCATCGTGCCGCCCGCGCCATTTGTGGTGATGGTTTTCCCCGACCACCCCACCTGAACGGTGTCGGTTGTGGATGTGGCGCGAAGGCTGTTCAGCGGTCTGCTAGTTCCAACCCGCTCGTACCGGTTGGTGCAAGTAACGTTTTGCAATGTCACCTTGCCGCTTGACGGGGGTTGCGTCGTTGCGTCTCCCTGAGTGATGTCTATTGTGGTGTTGCTGGAAACATTCTTTAGCAGGATGTGGTCAAGAAGCCCCGGCAAAGAGAAGCCCACTGGAGCGTCTTCCAAATATAGGTTTTCAAGTGCCATACACTTAAAGAAGTCGCCACCACCCCACGTTGCATTGGCGCTGGTTATTATGGACCGGAACCCGTACGCACCACCGTCACTTGCCGCACCCACCACACTACCGCGAACTGTGACATTTTCCATTCTATGCCCGCGGTCGGTTGGGTCTGGCGACCCGTCAAAGGCGCGCTTCATTATCTCGAACGCGCATCCGCCCGTTGATCCAGTTGCATTAAATTCAATGTTTAGATTGATTCTTACATTCCTAACCAACCCGGCGGCAATATCACCATAATCAAATCCCAGCCTAACCTTGGGGAAGGCAGCACATAGTATTGAATCTGTGTCGGAATAATAATTTATGTCAATGTTTTCTAACGTACCGCCCCTAGTTGACCACATTGGTACATCTGTGGCTTTGTGGTCCTTGCTCCAAATACTTGCGGAGAGGTTTCGAACGTTGGACATGGTGAAACTTCTATGCACAGTGTCCGTCCTTAGTCCCCGCACTGTTGAGTCGTCGCCACTCCTTTGGAAGTTGCACCCATACCAACAGTTGGAGACGAAAAGGTTTTCCACCGATATTCCGGTCGACCTGTAAGATTCAGGATCGCCAACCGCCCGAGCGCAGATTAATCCCAAAGCCGAGTTTTGGACCCAATTATTGCGGAGTGCTATGTTTTTACAGCCCTGCTGCACCCTGCAAAACTCATGACCCTTTACTGCCGACTGACTCACATCCAACACCGGCCCATTAGTTTTGAAGCCTTCAAGTGTTACGTTTTTGCAGTTCGTAAAGCTAAACAGGCTACCTTCGCTGGTGGTTACCGTCTTGGTTGTCAACACTTCTATCGTCGCACCGTAGCCACGTATGTTTATTCCATCAACACCCGAAATACCAACAAGGGTTCCAATTGTTGAGGACATTACAACATATGTCCCCGGGGGGAATACTGTGTTACCGCCACCCCTTGATTCAAGCGCGAGAGCCATCGACCGTATCGGGGCCGTGTTGTCTGCCGCGCCTACTGCTGCGCCCCACCACTGAGGATAAATAGTCTGGTTATTGAGCGTTCCGACAACAGCCCCGCCCCCAGAGGTATCATACAGCCGTTCCAACCCTGCGTTAATTATTCCATTGTCCGTGAGTACAAAACCATCGGTCAAGATAACTTTGTCATTTACATGACGACGTGAAACAGTCGAAGGTATTGTGAGATTTGCAGTTAGAGGGGCATCGTCATCGATAACCAAAGAAGTAGGGGTTGACCCAACAGCGGCCAAAAAGGCAGCTAAGTCAGAGTATTCGGATAGATGTTTTTCAGGAGTTTGGGTTTGAAAAATACCCCACTTGCCAGCCGCCTTATCTGTTTCAAATGTACCCGACTCATGCGGAACGGTGCAGATGTATGTTATCCCGGCCTCTTGAACAAGGTCTTTGATAATGTAGTCTTCCAAAGTAACCCATGGGCCTTTGTCGTCATATGTAGAGATTTCTGCAATTGCTTTTGCAACGTTTTTTATGTCCTGACCGAGGCGGGTCGATACCGGGGATAGGTTCGCAGGGTCGTTCATCACCTTGCCTAAATCCCCAGCGTCAACGCCAGCATCGACAAGCTCTTGTTTTGTAACTACATCTGACATGGTATAAATTCCTTATATTAATTGACGTAAATTAAGACTGCCCCAGAATGTTTCTGTTGCGGTCAATGTGCGAACTGCTAAGGCTATGACGTCTTGCACTCCGTCGATGCCTGAACCTAACCTTAGTGTACTGTCAATCAAGGTTGTTTTCGAATCAATATCTGAAGAGTTAAACCCGCCGTCCATCACAATTAGCGGTGTTACGTTGTGCGTTGACCCGTCACCGTTCCACTCTTGGAGCGCTCCGCCGGTGATGTCCGTCCATGCGGGGGTTCCGGCAATGATGGGATTCCAACAGACCGCGTATTCATAATCACCACTTGACGAGGCTATTGTGTTTATCTTTTCAATAAGAACAGTTGCGTCAAGTTGAGAGCTTTTTAGGCGAATTGCCTTTAAGAGCTCAAAGCCCGTTCCAACGGTAATTGCGGCAGGTGTGGACAATGAAGCTGTTAACCCTGCTGCAACTCGGCCACCTTCAGACTGCACAGAACAACAAATCTGCTTCATAGTTCCGGCGCTGCCAGTAGAACGGAGCTCATAACGAATTGGCTGATTTGGCGAACGCATGTAAACATCAGTTGCATTATTAGCGTTCAAGAATTGATGAACGTAATGCGTTACGCCGTTAATATTGAAGCCCATTCGCACGCGCCCTACGCCTAGCCATTCGAAATCGACAATAAAAATTTGTGCTTTTGATGTATCAAGGGTGACTCCAGAAGGCCCGGTTCCGTCCAATGGGTCGAGGTTCCAAGCAGATTGGACCGCTGACCCATTAGCAGCGCCACCCTTGTATATTTTGACATACAAGTCAGTATCGATGGTTTCAAAACAAATCCCATCGAGCACATTGAACGGGGTTATGGTTCCACCTTGGAAGCAACCAATGCGCTTATCTGTTCCTGCTTCAGGGTTCAGTATGCCGGTGAAATAGAAAAGCTGAGACTTTCCCGCCTGATAGTTGATCCTTTGACGGCTTTGGCGAATAGAAAAATCCCCGTTAGACGTTACAGCCATGTCAACACAAGAGTTTGGCAAACTGTGTGTAGCCGTTCCGGTCCCGTTCAATTGCTCATCAAAGAACACTCCATTTGAAGCGCCGTAAATGAACTTTTGGGAATACAAAGTCTCCGGATTACTAACGCGCAAACGCCCGAAGGCATCACCAGAAGCATTGTTGGTATTAAGCAAGACGTGTTGCTGTGGGTTGAAAGGATCTAATTCGGTCCCAGCCCCTTCACCGTTCAAATAAACGTCATTGCCATCGCCGTCTTTGATTTTTAACGTGGTCATTTTCAGCCTCTTACATTGTTGCTAGATATTGCGAATTAGTTGCAAATTGGAAATCGAGATTTGGAACTGAGTTATATGTTCCGCTTATGCCAACCCCATCGTTAATCGGGCTAAACGGCCTCGCGTAAAGCGTCTCACCGTCGTTAACGTCAACCGGTCCGGTGTATTCAGCTCCATCAGTAATGTTTGTGGGCATTGCCGTCTTTGAATAGCGTATCTCGTCGCCGGGGTTGGTTTGGTTAACGGTCACTGCAACCGGGAAGCTTGAGGATAGATAAACAAGAGCTTCCGGCAAGGGGCTGAATGAGATAGTGCCTGCGACGTTAAACTCGCCTTCTTCGTTGATTATTCCGTCTGCATACCACGAATCATGCTCATAGTATTCGTCGTCGTAGTTTATGGCTACAACCCGTGATGTGAAATTATCAAGGGTGTCTTTTTCAGTGACAAGGAATGCTTGCTCTCTAGTTGACGCACTGCCCACAATCTGATAAGTCGCCCGCGCATATGCTGCAACGTCCAGTGATAGCGGCGCTTTGGGCGCTTGTGCTAGCAACACTTGCCTACTTGTAGAACCTGCTGTAACGCCTATCGATTCGACTGAGCCGTCAGTGTGTTGCAAGAATATTATATATGTTTGAGCAACATCAAAAACAACAGCCTGCGAAAGGGTTAATTCCAAACCGTCTTGCGAAATTACGTCGCCATCTTGTGTTCCAGGTCGCGTATTATCGGCAACTAAAATTCGATCATTCAAAACAAGCAAGTCTGCCTCTTGCGTGGCGTTAAATTCGGTTGCTGTATTTTGGAGCTGAATCTTGTTCCACAATCGCCACGCCAGCCAGTACGCTTGTATGCGGTTTCTAACCCCGATCGTTTCGACTTTTTTGGGGTTTCGAGCTTGATCATTTGGAAGATAAATAGTTACAACAGCGTCGTCTTCGGGGTCTACGTATTCAAGCTCAACTCCGTCCTGATCATCTTGGTTGCCAAATCGAACCGAACGCTTTTCGCTTCCCGGTAGCTTATTCCGATGATTAAACAATAAAACTGAATCATCAGTTTCTTTCTCAAAATTGATTCGAATGACCGAGCCGAATCGATAAGCGGTGCAATAAATAGCTTGAACAACTGATGAAATCATTTCTTCAAAAGATAGGTTGTCTGAATCAAAAGTATAGCCGAACTCAACGGCCTTTTCAATTCCGAAGTATGTCTCAATCTCGGCTACCGTGTCGTAAATATTGTCAAAATCTACTTCGTCTTTTGAACGGTTGCCTATACGCGGATCTAAGCACATTGCAGAAATGATTTCGTCGGCTCTATCTGTCGGGTAAAGTTCGACTGTGAATGTTGAACCGGAAATGCGACGGGGGAGTTTCCGCGTAGCCAGCATGTTCAATTTTCGGCTTTTGGCGACTAATGCACCCCCTGTTGCCTGAGTCACTGAATGAACTGTTGTAACGTCCCCGAAATCGTTTTGAGTCACTTCACCCATTGCGTAAACGTCACGCCATTTTATCTCGTCCATGACAGTGCCGTTTGCAGTTATTTTGTCGGTGATTCTCCGTGCTTTTATTGAAAACGCCCCTTCGTAGCCTGTCGTTTGTGTGCCAAAACTTATTTTTAAGGTAAGTGCTCTTGATGATTTTTCAGTTGCCGAGCCTATAACAACGCCGCGTGTTAGGATTTCCGCTCCAGACGGAACGCCTTGACTGTCAATCGGTGTTAAACTGACCTCAACTTCAATATTAATTGCAGTTTGCGTAACCCCATCGTCTCTATACAGTCCGTTAAGCGCAACAAAATTGCAATATACCTTTTCTAAATCAGGCGCTTTAACCCTGAACGGGCCGACATAGCCATCTGACGCGGACTCTATTAATGGGCTAATCGGGCCGGTTATTCCATTAAGAAAATTTGGCATCAACTCCCAGTCGGTAGTTATGGAAACCACGTCTTCCAACTGAACAATGGTCTGAACCGGCGTGCCTTGGGGATCACGCCCAACCGCTATGTATAATATAGTATAAGTTCCATCTAAATTAACAAACGTAACGTCGTCATCATAAACAGCGTTGCTTATTACAATTTCATCCCCGACATTAAAGAGGTCTCCGAAATCAACAGGTCCTAGTATTTGAAATGAACCTCCCGCAAGGAAGGGTGACCCTGACCATGTGGTATTAAAACCAAACATAGTGTCACCGTCCCCTTGAAACGACTCGCCTATGTTTGCTGATTTTAAAACCTGCCCGTTTATCGCATTGCTTCGGTTAGCGATGTAGATCGCCTCTGTTATCTGGTCGCCTATGGTCAACTGAGGACTGTCGCCAGAATTCGGGGAGGTATTCGGGGCATAGATTTCAACGCCGGACCCTTCAATCTCTGAATAAAGCGTCGTTTCGTCTTTGACTTCATTCGCGGGTATTTCATGAGCCCCCCGGCCGACGCACGTATACATATACTCCTTTTCAACATGGTCCACATAGGCGGTATGCAGTGATAGCAGGTCAGGAGTAGAGCGAACCGTGCCGTAAAGATCGGGGATTCGTGCGCGAGGGCGGGCCTTGTTGGTCCTCTCCGAAAGCTCGTTGTTAGGGCTCTGGTTTTGGACGTTACGCGCGGTCGCAGAAGGGATTTGACTTTTAGCGTAGTAGTAGGACGCTATTGCAATTACAGCATAGATGATATAAGGAATTGCTGCCCCACCAGGATAAACAACGACGTAAAACGTCCCGCTCAGATCATCAAGCTTCTTGCCCTCTGGATCATCGTGAAAATATATTTCGTTGCTTTCTGCAACCTGATTGTGATAAATTCGGGCAGTGTCGGGAAGCGCATCGAAGCGGGAATAAAGAAACTCACGCACACTTGGAACTTCGAACGTTTCCCAAGTGGATTTATCCAGTGCGTTTTCAGCAAGTATGACTTTCTTCAACATCTGTAAAACCTGACCTTTCTAAAGCCGAGCGTTGCAATATGCAGCGGCATGAATTGCACGCCGCTGTGCTCAGTTAAATGTAACACTTTACCCCTTAAAAACAAGCCCACATGAGGGGAAGTGCGAGGGCGGGACATTAAAACAATTGCGTTATCCGCCGGTTTGCTGAGCTTGGTAAACAGCTTTTTAATGGAGGGGTCGACCGTCCTTTTGCCAGGTGGGAGCAGGAAGCCAGCAAGGGTTTCGGTTATGTCCCTGCCTGCCTCATGGAGAAACACATCGGCTACAAAATGGGCGCAGTTGTATGTTTTTTTATTGTATATTCTACCAAGAAAAAGGTCAATGCTCACAGGAAACCCCTTAGCATCGGGAATCTATCAAGAGAGTATATTTCACCGGTTTCTGAGATATTCAAAGAGGGCGCTTTCGCCTCAAAGCTGCAACCGTCACGAGTGAAACTAAAGTCCCCCGCTTCCAACGTAACGGGACCGTATAGCGGGGCGGTTAGATCGTCCGAGCGGTAGGTTCTGTATTTTACCACCGGTTTTACGCCATAACCGGCCGCTGCTGCCACGGCGTCAAGTTCTACGGGTAAAACCTCACCCAAGTCGCCCAAGTCCACACGAACGCCAAAATCGAGATTTTCACGAGTTCCAACCGATGTGATTTTCAAAGGGTAGTATTTGAAGTCCTGACTCGAAAGATCTTCAAGCGTGACCGTAACCCCATTGGTAGCATTTCGCACAATGAAATAATCTTGCGTGAAATCAGGGTGTGTGATTTCCAATAATTCCAATTGAGCAACGCTTGAAAGGGAATTCAAAAAGAATGTAGCGTAATCGGGCATTATCCTGGTAAACTCCCCGGCATGTCAACGTTTACGAGTTGTGCAAGTTGATCAAGCGTTGCTTTGGCTACTTCAAGACTCCCGTACTCATTGTAAAGCATTACGATAGTTTCGTTGTACTCGTCATCAACTTCAAGCGGCTTTACTTCCAATTGAGCCGAAACAGTAAATTGCAAACCCCGCTGCCCTGTCAAACCAAACGAACCGGGAACAAAGTGAACCTCATGCTCTGTTAGTGTGGGCAAATCTAAATACAAATCGATTAAAAAAGGCAAAGCGCCGCGAAGAGCAACTGTTTTATAAAAGGCCCTTAGATATTGAAATTGACCAGGGGTTGCAGACCACACGACAGTGACAGCGCTTGAAGCTTCTAAAATATCTCTACGGTAACGCGACTGCCCGCCGTCTAATTTGACCGATAGAGTTTCGTTGCCGTCTTTCGTAGAATACGACGCTTGATCGGGAGGAATTGTAAGTTTAGTTAAAGCCATGTTAACGCCTCCTTTGTGCGTTCGTACTTCGACCAAGGGCGGCGGATGTTCTGCTGTTTGGAACGCCTATATTCGCGGCTGTCACCGCGTCGGTATCTTCGCGAACAACATCGCGGGCAACGTCTTTAGCTATGATTCTAATCTCATTTCTGCTAATTTGCTCAACGCTTATTTCAGAAGATCCGTAATTTTCAACGTTTACTATTACTTGATTCTCAACAGCTCCGCTAGAAGTACCCGAGGTGGCGCCGTTCGCCATTCGGAACAACTGTTTTTGCTGACCGAGGGTGAAAATTCCTTCTCTGCTATTGACGTTAGCTTGTAAGTTATCGCCCGAAAAGCTATTTCCGCCCACAATACCACCGTGCGTAAAGTTACCGGCTTGCGCCACTGACTGCCCTGCCATAACTGCGATAGAAGAATACCCAAGGCCCCTTATTAGGCTTGCCATACTTATACCTAAGAACGTTCCACCCTCTGCTAATGCACGCGTTGCGGCTAATTCTGTATTAACAACCGCTTGCGCTATTGAAACAGTTCGTTGGGCGACAAACGCAGCCTTTTGTGCATCTGCGCTCTCACCTGCCATCTCACCCAATCTTGTGGTTATGTCGCCAGTCATATTGAGCACAACCGACGCATTTTGCAATTGGTTTTGAAATGATGCTTGCGTTAACGTTGTTTGTTTTTTCCAAACGTCTGCAATGGCCGCAGCCGCTTCTTTTTCAGTTATCAGCCTTTTGTCTAAAAGCTCTTTAATTCTAGCGTTTTGGGTTTCTAATTGTCGTAGTTGAAAATCGGTAGAGTCTTCTCGTATTTGCTGCGCCAAGTCGAGCTGCTTTTTCAATACTCCAGTTGCAAGCCCCCGTATTGGATGTTCGCTAGCTGGACCGACGCCACTAGTCCCAGCGCCCGCAGGTCTAAGCCCGCCCCCCTCTGCTGCTTTGCGGGCATTTGCGAATTGCCGTGCTCGCTGTAAAATTTCATCGTAAGCATTACCAAAAGAGCTAGACAAGCTATTAAGAATGTTACCAACAAAATCAGCATTGAACGCCTTTTTCGTCTCCCTTACCCACAAGCCTCCCAGCTTTTTAAGTGCGCCGGTTGACTCCATTTCGTACTCAGATAAATTGACCTTGAGCTTGTCTACATCAAAAAACTCGCTCTTGCCTTGAAGTTTCCTCGCTATGTTTATAATCGAGATTACATTTCGCAAACCCGTGGTAATGCTGTTGACTGAACTTTCAATAGACTTCACAAGAGCGTTGTTTGCTAATATGAATATGTCTTCCATGACTTTGGGAAACAGCTTCCAACCCTTGACAATGGTATTGTAGGCACCTACCCAAAGAGCTATAAAACCATTTACCATTATTTTGGCATTAACTCCAACATCCTCAAAAATCCCGTCAACAGATGTACCCCATGATTTAAGATGCTTGTTTAGGAAATTAACCGCAAAAGTCCAAACGTCGGTTATAGTCCTACCTACTTCAGTGAAGCCTATTTTGATCAACTCCCAAACGGATCGCGCAACATCGCCAAGGCTAACAACGCCGTCGCTTGTTACTTTGATATCATCTCTGAATATAGTCAGGGCTGCGATTGCGCTCGAAATAGCAATAGCAGCAAGGCCAATAGGGTTAGATGCCATCGCTGCCGTGAACGCCCACACGGCAGTAGCCGCAGCTTTCATCATAATTAAGAACGCAGGACCAAAGGTAATTATCAAGGCTGTACCTACAGCAGCAACGGCAACCCCTAACAACTTCATGTTTTTGGACATTGCTATGATAGCGCCCGAAATAATTTTGGTAGCGCCTAAGAATTTGTCAACTGCACCTATGGCAGCGGTGATATTATTTTTCAAAACAATAAGCGCCTGCCCGACTGTCGAAGTCGTCTTTTTGAAACGCGCATCTGTGTCCTGTTCAAGATCGCGCAAAGCATCCCGCAAAACTTCAACAGTAAGTTTACCCTCGGATGCCATCTTTTTAAGTTCACCGCGTGCAACGCCCATCGATTCCGCAATCTTATTCAAGACTGCGGGCATGGTTTGCGATATGATTCTAAATTCCTGACCCCGCAAAACGCCTTCATTGAACGCCTGCGAAAGCTGCAACAGTGCCGAGGTTTGTTCGTGGGTGGTTGCACCTGAAAGAATCAACAACTTATTAAGCGTTTCCGTTAGCCTTAAAGATTCCCGCTGTGACGCGCCGCTTGCTTTAAGTGCCAAGTCGAAACGTTGGAAAGCTTGAGTTGTAGCGTTGATATCTGTTCTGGATCTGTTTGAAATTTCAAACAATTCTTTTGTCAACGTGTTCAACTGTCGTTGACTGTTAGAAA